CCGAGTGTCATTCTTCTCTGTAAGAAGGTAGATGTATCGGACAGAGGAATATCCGAAATCGCTTTCATGTAGTTTGTAAATTTGTAAAACTCATTAGTTCCATCTTGGCCTAATAACTTAACCATCTTTTCTCGACCAATATCAGAAGTCGCTTCACCAATACCAAGTTTGTTCATAAACTTGTTAATATTAAAATCAGCAAAGTCTTTTGGACTAAATCTTATTGAGCTTATATCGTAAATACCGTTATTCAATTTAACATCATCAATACTAAATTGTCTTGCAGCTTGTAATTCTTCCGTTCCTAATCTTTTCATTGCATCTTGTGCATACTCAGTTCCTGCTTTAACTCCTGCAGATTGACCAACTACGTCTCTAAAGATTGATTGAGCTGCTGGACTTCCTGCAGTATCAAATGAAGATAAGAAAGCATTAAACATATATCTTGATTTAGCTGCATCAAATAATCGTTTTCCGTTGTCCGTTGCTTTTGATCCTGTAGCACCTATTAATACTTTAAATTGTTCTATTGCATCAGGGGAGTTAGATGCAAATACATCTCTTTCCATAGTTTGAAATACTTGGTCTCTTGATAATCTTTCTGTACCTAAAATGTTGTTAACACCTTTATTAGTAAATAATGTGCTATCAAATGCTCTTAGTTTTTTAGGGATACCCATTTTTTGATAGAATCCCATAATACTTGAGAATGTGGCATTAGCATCATAAAGCTTACTATATAATTGTTCAGCGTCAGTAATATTTTTATTAATAAATCCATCAGCAAACTCTTTACCTTGTTGCTTGGTCATTTGTTCGTAAGTTTCTCTAATACCTTGGTCTTTTAAAAAATTATCTTTTGTTAAGTTTGATCCAAATGCATTTAAATCATTTTCCATTGCTTCTCTTAATCCCCAGATAGATGCTCTAACGTTTTGATATTGTGTACCTTCAATGGCTCTATTCATCATCTGCATTAAACCTTTGTATTGTTTTGGAGTAATCATTTCATCACTTATAGCTACAGATGCTTGCATGAATAAATTTAATGGATCTCCTTCAGCTTTTAAAAGTTTGTCTATGTTTTTTAAATCTATCTCACGTACACCTGAAACATAACCAGTTAGTTCGGGGAACATTTGTCTATTTTGATCTAAGAATTCTCTAGCTCTTTTCTGTAAGTTTGTCATTCTAATGACTTTAGGATTCCCTACAGTGTCAGCTAATGTATCAAAGGCTTTGTATTTAGCACCAATCAATGCAGATCTTTCTTGGAATACTTTAGCTGCTTGATTATAGATTGATGACGATAATGCAGATGTTTTCATGATAGGTGCAAACTCTGCTAATGAATTTAAATATTGTTTACCTGCTGCTTGTTCAGCTCCTTCTAATGCTGATCTACCAATTCCAGATACAAATGGAAATACACCAACCGTTTTAAAATAATTTCTACCTACATCAGATAACAGACCATCTTCAATTGCGGTATTAAGTGGTAATGGTAATCCTTTATCTCTTGCATACTCTGCAAGTTCTTTTGCTTTAGCACCTTTTGTTCCAAATAACTTTGATCCTAATTTACCTAATGGGCCACTAATAAATGGTGTAAGTGCTGCAGCTCCTGCATTCCAGTAAGCAGCAGTCTTTGTTGCTTGTGCTGCATTTAGTAAAATGTTTTGATCAATATCTCTGTCTGGTAAATCAGCAAATTCATCAGTGATTGCATTCGCAATTGTTAACCCAGCTTGTTCATTTAACATATCATAAGTAACAGACCCTGTACCTGCACCAGCAGATCCACCTAATACAGAATATAATTCTGCTCTACCTAAAGGACTTTTAACTACTTTGGCAGGGGCATCAGCTACTCTTGCAACTAACTTTAATGCACCCCCTAATAATTTAAATCGTCCTGGTAATTTGTCCGCAACTTTAGTAGCACCTTGTAAAAATTTACCTGGTCCTCTTTGCCATAAGTTTCCTGATTTAGCTGCACCAAAAATCTTTTTTCTCATTGCAACATAGGGTGCAATACTTCCTGATAAGTCACCTGCAAGTTCTGCAGTTGGTCTACCTTTAAACATAGAGTCTTCTGCATCAAGTGCAGCAGCTATAGGGTCTTTATAAAACTCTTCTGCTCTTGCTATATCTTTGGCAGCTTTAGTTCTTTGTGCACCAAGCACAGACATCTTAGGTCCTTTTAATTCACCTCTATCAATAAGTTCATCGATAATTTGTCTTTGTCTTTGATTTAATTTTGATGGATCTAGGGATTTGTCATCTAATCTTTTTTGGAGCTCTTCTTTTGTAATAGCCATTAGAAAGCCTCCAACAATTCTTGTGTACTTTGATCTTTATAAGGATTTATTATTTGGTTTTCTGAAACAGCTTCTGGACCCATAATACCATATTTTCTTCTGTAGTTATCAATTGTTGATGAGTCACCAAAGAATGAGAATTGATAATCATTTTCTAATCGTGATATATCACCTAAAATTGTTTCATTAACTGCTTCTAATGATTTAATTACAGATTTTTGACCTCTTAATAATGGGAAGATGTTAACTAGATCTTTGGCCATCTCGATGTCTTTTTGTGTCAATCTGTCTTTGTCTTTCAATGAGTTAGCAAGTGCATATGTTAGGATTGTTTCATTGATTGCTAATCTTTCAAGGTTAGCTGCATCTGTTTCATCTCTAAACATACCCATAGATTTTAATGTATCTGAAAATAATTTATCTGTTTTACCAAAGTTTTTATCTAAGAAATTTCTAGCTTCATCTTCTGACATACCATCTCTTACTAAATCTCTTACATAGTCATCTTTTAATTCTTCAATTTGTCTTAAACCCTCTTCTTTAGATCCTGCAAAACTTAAACCTAAGTCATCTAATGCATCTCCTAAACGTGTAGTAAACAAGTTGAATCGACCAGCAGGACCAGCAAATTTTTTCTCTGCTCCTTCTGCTTCTCTTAAAATATCAATTGTTTTTCTACCAAGGTTGTAAGCTTTGTATTTACCAGATAAGTTTCTCAATGTTTCACCTTGTTCCTTAGTTGCATATTTAGCATCTACAAATCTATCAAATGTTCCAACGGGTGCTGTTTGAAATAGTTGTCTTCCAAATTGATCAACTTGTCCTGGTACAGCTATTTGAATAGTTCCATCTTTAAGTTGTCTAGCAGACATATTTCTTACATTACCCTTGTCATCAGAAAATTGAATTATTCCCGCGGTTGCATCAGGGAAATCAGGAGCTTCTAATATTGCATTTCTTGCTTCAAACTCTTCTTGTGCAAGTTCTAATGCATCAGACATAAATGAATTTTCTAATTCGTTTTCTTTTAATTTAATTGCAGCATAGTTATTTACCGCTGGTCCAATCGCTTTACCAAAAACTTCTAAAGCTCCGCCTATTCCACCTTTAGTAGTTGTTCCAGTTAATAATCCTGATGCAAGATTAGCTAGAAAAACTAATTTAGCTTGTGATGATTGTCCAGCCATTAATTCTTTTCTTATTTGTTTTGCTCTTTCAATTGTTGCATCAGTTACTTGCGATCCATCAGCCGCTGTTATTTTACCTGTTTGATCTAAACTTGTTTTAGCACCAGCTGTTACAACATTTGCGTTTGCTTGTTGATCAGTTTTCTTTTCCTCTTCTTCTTGTTGTTTAGTAACTGTTTTAATTTGTTCTGGTTTTTTAGGTTCGATTGGTTCTGGTCCTGCAATCTCATCCATTCTAGGACGTTGATTTTTAACTACTTTATCTAAATCTACTAATTGATTATCTATAGTTGCTCTATTATCTTCAGCTACTAGTTTATCTGCAACAGACTCAGTTTCAGGTCTTACACTTCTAGCTTTTTTTCTTTTTTCTAAAGTTGTTTTAGGTTCAACTGACGGTAATTTTTCTTTTGGTACAAATTTCCCAAATAATTCTTCATCAGTAAATCCGCCTGCTTCACCTTCTAATGCTTTAATTTCATTCATTCTTTTAAACTCTTCATACTCCGCTGGAGACATAGCTTTGATTCTTGCTAATTCTTTTTTACCTGCATCGTATCTATTTTTTAATCCGTAAGCAGTTCCTAATGCTATAAGTCCTGGTCCCGATCCTAACGCTGACGCACCTGGTATTTTAAGAGCACCTAACCCACCTAATGTTTGTAAACCTAGTCTTCCTGCAGTTCCTATAGTATTATTTGGATCTGCATAATCTAAAAATTTACCTGTAGCTGAAAAGCCTAACTCTGCAGGCACTAATGTTCTAGGTCTTAACATTGTTCTTAAACCTCTGACAACAGGGTTTCTCATAAAATTTTGAAACCTAGTAGGTTTTGGTGGTCCAAAACGTTGCGTGTTAACCGGAGAATATGTTCCTTGTCCAGGTACTACTGCAGGTACGTTTGGAGAACTATAAGGTTGCCCAACCATAATACCCACGTTTGCTGTGATAGGTTTTAAATGACCCTTCTTAAGAGCAGTCTGTCGAAACATAGGACGATTTAAAACTTTATTTATAGACATTAATCCTCCTATTGATTTTGTACACCTTGATATGCTGTGAATGCTCCTATACCAGTACCTACTGCTTGCGCTAATGGACTTGTAGTTGGAGCTGTTCCCATAGTTAATCCTGATTGTGATTTAGGTCCTGCTGCATACAAGTTAGCCAAGAATTCAGCTCTTTGGTATGGTTCGTATTGTTGTTGTAATGTTGATTGTCTTTGAGCATCTAAAGCTGCTTGAGCTAATTGTCTTTGTACTCCACCTGCACCAAACAATTGGTTAATATCTTGTTGAGCCATTTGTTGTTGAGTTTGACCTAAAGCTCCTAATTGTTGTCCTGCAGCTAATCCTGTTTGAGCTGCTAATTGTCCTCCAGATAATCCTAATTGTCCTGCTTGTAATCCTGTTTGAGCACCTAACTGCGCTCCAGATAATCCTAATTGTCCTGCACCTAAACCAAGTTGTCCTGCTTGTAAACCTGTTTGTGTTGCTAATTGTTGTTGTCTTTGAGCAGCACCTAATGCTGTTTGAAAACCTGTAGCTTGAAGCTGACCTATCTGACCAAGTCTTGCTCTTTCTTGTTCAGCTGCTTGTATTCCCTGTCTTCCCCCACCAAATGCACCAGAACCTACAGCTTGTGCTGCTAATCTATTTTGCTCCATTTGTGATTGTCTATTTATTTCATCAATTACATATTGTTGATATGGGTTTAAAAATTGACTTACGTTAGGTCCTGCTGCTGCAGTTTGTAATGCTCCTGCTCCATACAAATTAGCAAGTTGTCCTGCTTGTCCTGCTTGTTGTTGGCCTAAACCCGCTGAACCCACTGCCCCTGCTCCATATTGACCAGCAAGTTGTTGTGCGGTCGTAGCTGCAGTTGGGGCACCTAATATAGATTGAATCCCTTGTCCAAGTGTTCCCGCACCAACACCAGTAGTGCCTGCTGCTGTAATACCTTGTTGTTCTAGTGCAGATAAAGGTGCTACTTGAATGTCAGGCAAATTAATTGGTTGTTGCGCTACTTGACGCGCAATATCCATTAATTCTAATTTACGTGATTCAACACCCGGAGCTTCTCTTACAATTGATGTAGTAGTCGATGGTGTTGATGGCGCACTTGATTTTCCTCCTCCAAAAAAACTCATATTATATCCACTTCTCTAATTGAACATGTTTCTTTTTCCATCCCCATTTTTTGGAAATTTTTTCCCAACCAGGTCTGGCCATGATGCTAAGTCTTTTACATTTATTGACTGTAGCAAATTCTGTAACACTTTGTATTAAAGGATCTTCCCAAAGATCTCTTCGTTTACCAGTGCAAATAATTATTTCGTATTGATTATAGTTTGGCATTTCTGCAATACGCCCAACACAAATACCAAATACTTTATTTTCTTCTGATTCATCTGAACCAAACATTATCCAACATTGCATTAAATCTTTTTTTAAGTTGTCCATTATCCAAGAAGAATCAGCATACTTCCCTGAAAATTTTAAAGCTTCAGTGACCATAAACTCAGCTAGTGGCCAAAACTTTTCAATATCTTTTGGCTCTAAAGGTAAAATATTAACTAATGGTTTAATTCGTTTTTTGTTTGCTGTCGCCATTTTTATCCTTTAATAAATCAAATACTCTTTTGTATCTTGCTTGTTGTTCATAGAAATATTTAGCGCCTTTCTCTCTCATGTCTTTCATGCTATTTGGATTTGCTCCAGCTATTATTCCAGCACCTAATACCCCATCTGCTCTTGTTACAAATTCACCATCTGCTAATTGAGCTAACATTGTATCTTCGTCCTTGTCTCCGTTTCCAGATCCGTCCTCTACGTAACCTGATGCTCTTACATAATTGTTTGCATCGTTTTCGTCATGAGAAACTTTTGATGGAAGATAGTTTATACCACCTTCATTAAATTTTTTAATTTCTGCAATACCACCTGTTCTTAATCTTTGAACACCTAATGAATAAGGACCTATTTGTCTTTGACCTTTTCCCTCTTCTTCAGGGACATACATTTTTTCATAAGCTTTTTCTTCACCAGTTTGTGGATCAATATATGTATACCCAGGTCTTTGTTCTCTTAATTTTAAATAATCTACATTATAACCTGGCATATAAATATCAGTAGGTCCTTGATCGAACGCACCTAATAAATATGGAATACCTCCAGCAGCAGCTGCTACTTTTAAAGGATCGTATTCACCACCTGGTTCTTTTCTTAAAATATCTAATAAGGATCCACTTTTATTTTTTCCTAAGTTAGTTACAGTTCTTGGATCACCAACTATTGCAGCTTCTTGTCCTGTAAATTGTCTTCCTTGTGAAGAGGGACTAAATGGAACAGTTTGCTGTTGAGGATTATAAGCTCCTGGTAAACTAGATAAGAATGCAGGTTGACTAGCAGCAAATGCTTTTGTTGCTGCTGATTGAGGAAACATAGACATACCTGCAGAACCTAAAGTGTAACCACCATAAGCACCTCCTGCTGCACCTAATAATCTACCTATACCTGAAGCACCTGCCTCTTTTGCTCCTTGATATCCTTTGTAACCACCATATGCTGCTAATGCGTAAGGTAAAAATTGTAACATCTAGTATATTTCTCCTTTAAAGATCTTTAATAGCAAATATTACCATTTTACTTAGGTAATATCAACTCATCAGCAAATCGTCCTTGATATTGATGTTCGCCTATATGAGCTATTGGGTCATCAATAAACGCATAACATTTGCCACCTATTTCTCTCCATAACTTACAGAAAGAAAAATCTTCACCCAAGTATGTTTTAGTCTCTGGATCATGAATTGTATCAAAGAAATTCCACATATGAGGCTTATCTACATACTCACCATTTATAACTGTCTTTTGTACTATTTGTTTATCTGGGTAAGCTTCAATCATTTTGTCAAATACTTGTCTTTTAATTAACATACATCCTGTAGGACTATGGGTAACTTCTATTACACCTCTATCAACATCAACATTATTAGGGTTTTCAATTTTCATTGGATAAGTATGTAACCATTTTCTAATATCGTCTGGCTTTTTAATTTCACCTTTTTGCATTTTTCTAAAAGCTTTGTCCCACATTAAAGTTTTAAGGGGGTAAGGTATTGAGATAACATCTTTATCTCTTTCAATCATTTTAAATATAGATTTAGCATTAAATAAAATATCAGAATCAATAAATAACATATGAGTTAATCCAGACTCTATAAAACCAGACACACATAAATTTCTACCTTGAGTAACCAGTGATGATTTCATTATTTGAAAAGCAACATCTACGTTTCTTTTCATACATTCTTTTTGAAATTCTAATAACCCCTGAGCATAATGGATTGAACATTGATCATGAACAGGTGTTGCAACAAATATAGAATAAGGTGCTCTGTCTTTAACCGGTGTCCGTGATCCTTGGTCCGTTTTCCACATTGGAGCAACCTTCTTTGTTCCATCTACAATACGTGGCATTGGTTTAATGTTAGCTTCTTTTAATGTTTGATACGTGTCTTCGTTGACATAAGTTTTACTTTCGTTCACTTATAGCTCCTCTTAAAAAACTTTCCCATTCCATTCCCTTCTTATTCCAATTATAAAATCGTTTATAAAATAATTGTTGTTGTTCTAAATGGTCTTGTATAAAATCTTCATGTAAATAACTTGCTGCAACCTTTATTGCTGCTGCAGTGCCTTTTGCCATTTGTTCAAAATCTTCTGTATAGTTTATATATACTGGCCATTCAGCACAAGTTTCATATAAAGCACCGTAATTATTAGTAACCACATGAACACCTGCAGCTAAGGCTTCAAGCGCAGATACACAAAAAGTTTCTTCAAAAACACTTGGATACACGAACATATCATATTTATTCATGTTAGCTTTAATATATTCATTTGTTTCATAACCTATATAATTTACATTTGGTAATTGTTTAGCTTGTTCATATAAAGGTTTAAA